CAGATGTGTATAAGAGACAGTTCCAACGCTTCACGGCCCTCAGGACCAAACGACCGCTCGTGATACAAGTATTTGCGGGCGTACCGTTTCCTGTCGTTCATCAACTGGGAACGAGTCTTATCCAACTCCAACTGCAACGACTCAATCGGTTCCAAATCACCAATCGGGTAAAACACGTCAGGCACGTCATAGTTTCTCAGCATCACAAACGGCTGCCCGAACGCGTACGGCATTACCGTCGGCGGAACCAGGAACCCGTCGCCCTGATCGGCGAACACCGACATCTTGTTCGACGGCACATCGTAATACTCCCAGATGACCACACGGTCATCCTCCACATACTGTTCCAACGTCTGCTCATAGTAGCCACCCGAATACATCGGGTTCACGCCAGCATTCGCAGACAACCCTCGACGCACCGAAGGCGAATAACGCTTATCGTCCTGCGCCTCCTTCAACGGGCGAACAATTCGTTGAGCAATCCACATTGCATCCTCAACGCATGTCGCCTCAGGATCAACAAACATGTCGAACGGTGAAACCCGCTCCACAAACGCCTGATCCTCAACAATTGTCATCTGCGTTGTTGGCAGATTCGCTGCAATCTCCTCATCCGACGGCAAATCGGAAGCCAACATTGGTTCCTCGAACGCGAAAGCGTTCGCCTCACCGACAGCCTCCTCATACATGGCGTCACGTTCCCCATCACCCAGGGAACGCTCCTGCTCAACGAACCGCCACCCAACCTTCAACCAGCCGTGCCCGACAATCAGGAAATCCTTCACAGCGCGACGGAAAGGTTTACGGTAATCGTGGTGACGCCACAAATGGTTGACAACCGCCTCAACAAACGAAGCAGCATCCTCATCGTCAGGATGATTAGCCTTCACCACAATCTTCGGATGATTCACCGCAACCGAAGGAGCAATCACATTCACCGTCGAAAACGACAAATTGACTGTAATCAGATCCTGTATCGCAGACGTAGTACGAGGCCAATGCTTACCCCTGTACAAGTCGATCAAACGACGCCAGGTTCTATCATGGCCCTCCTCGTCGCGCCAACGACGCGACAGATCCAACCGATGCTGGTAATCGCCTAAAAGTTCATCACGGGTCTTACGGGCCATTAGAAATACGCCTTCTCAGGCAACCTTTCAATATTGCGTCCCGAAGCTTTGGCTTCCACCTCTGCCTTGCGGCCACGCTGCTCACGCGTCAAATGCTGCTCATCGACAGGCATCTGAGAACGGAAACCACGACCCGTATCAATACGGATCCCTAACAGTTTCTGCCGCCAGACCCACAAGTCCTCCAACTCGTCGTCGTGAACATCCTCACGGATGTCACGAACGTACGAACAAAACTCGTTGTATGACGCTCCCGCAGGGAGGACAGCCACGCTTACGGGCGCTTAGTGTGCGGTGCAGCGTTATGCCCACCCAAATCAGGCTGCGGCTTACCAGGCTCAACCTTGCCAGCAATACCATGCTGATTGAACGGTGTGTCACGCACAGCGACCTCACCGTACCCGCCAGTCTGACTAGCGTACTTCGGGCTATCGAACCGCTGCCTCGGCGAGTTCGGCTGTGCGGGTTCCCAAATCGGATTCGCCACGACAGAACCGCCGCGTTCCATCCTGTTGTTCTTACCCGTAGAGCCATCAACGGTTTCCGTACCGTTAGTGTGCGAAACGAACCTAGCCATAAAAATGCTCCTGGAATTGGTGAATAGACATGTCTACAAACAGGTTTCAGGGTGTCCCACGAACACCCGACGCGCCAATCCGAAACCCATCAGCAGGGGCATCATTAGCGACAGCGAGCCGACGAAACCAATCCACAGTCCAGTAATCATCAGGGGACTGAACATACTCGGGGGCATGAGCGTACTTCCGCATCTGATTCGCCAACGCCAAAGCCATCACCCTGTCATCATAAGGTGACCCCGACATTGAACCACGATCATTGCGGGTAAAAGTTCGCAACTCCCCCACAGTGTGACGGTCATACAAAACCAGTTCATCATTCCGCAACGCCATCCCCAAATCATCAATCATCAAAGGCTTCGACGTGCGCGTCGTACGCCAACCAAACTCCATCGACACCTTCGACGTGACCTGATTCAACGACCGCTTCCGAAACATGCGCGGATACCCCAACTGGCGCAACATCGTGATCGTCGTCAAACCATGATTGTTCGACTCGACGCAACACAACGCATCCCGATACCACAACCCGACACGAAACACTTCAGCAGCCAGCTCGTCAGGCGGAATATGGCCATGCCATATTGCGACCTGATCGCCCGTGTTCACATCCAACACCTGAATGCACGAATAATCGCCGTGACCCAAACCCTCAGCCGTATCCACACCCAACACGTACGCATGGTTACTTTCAGGCTCACACCACACTTCCAAACTCACGACCTGAACTCCACAGACCTGGACGACAACTCATGCAAATAACCCGACACACCAGGGCGGCATCGCAACTCCATCTCCGCCAACACATCCAAATCAAACACGGGGTTACCTGACTTTACAAACGCCTCCTCAGGCGTAGACGGATACTCCTGAGCCAACTGCCAAGGCAACATCGCCTTACACTTCGACTCGTACCAGGCTTCATCCCGATCATCCGCCGCAGACCACGGATAAAACATTGGTTCAAACTTGTTGTTCCCCGTAGACGACCCCACCCACAAGTGGTGAAAGAAGTTTCCGCTTCCATTCGCCGTACTAAGACCAATGATTCGGCCTCCGACATCAGCAACAGGTTCAATCGAAGACCACGCTTCCTCAGGATTAGGCAAAAACGCCCACTCATCAACAACAATCAGCGTCGCAGACTCGCCACGCGCAGGATCCGACGCCGAAGGCATCGACACTATTTGAGAACCATTACCGAAAAACATGCGCTGCTGATGCTCAACCAAGCTGCGCGGACCACGCTCAACCATCCACGCAGGCAAATGCGAAAACCCGTACTTCGTTTTCTTCAACAACTGGACCGCCTCACGCTCAGTGCGAGACAAATCAATAATGTTCTGATCCGACGTAAAAAACGCCAACCAAAACTGGTGCGCCGCCACCAACGTAGACCACCCAATCTGGCGGGCCTTCAACGTCAACGAATAACGGTTAACACCCCAATGGACTAAAGCGGCAGCCTGGGCATCCCGAAGATCAAACAATATTCGACCACGAGCAGGATGGGCAATAAACCAATACTTACGTAAGAAATACGACTCATCCCGTGCACACTTCCGCCACTCCGCCTCCTGCCGCAGCTCACCAAGCCGACTCATCTACTCGAACAACGACTGTAACAGACGACCCAAACCCCAAACCGTGAACGCTATAGACAGAAACATTACCGTCACCAGCACCGACACCGACCACTTCACTGGCACGACTCACACACCTCAGGGTTCTCCAACCCGCACACCAACGGCTCATCAGATTCAGGACCATGAAACGGATCCCCCCACGGCCCCAAAACAGGTCGCTCACCAAACGCCTCCTCACGCCACTCCAACAACTCATCACCAGGCCGACTCACTCCGAACCCCCACGAAACTCCGCAACCAAACCAGCCAACTCATCCGCCAACTCCCCATCAGACAAACCAGCCACCTCACGCTCATCATCAACCACCACACGACGCTTAGGTGTAAACTTTTCTATATATTGTAAATACAAAGACGCAGCCTGAACAGACCCCCCCACCGCAGCAGAATGCAACGAATCAATCACACCCTGAGTTCGCTCAGGATGAATATTCAACTCCGCCGCACGCCGATCCCATTCCTTAATAAACCTAGGATCACGCTTCCACCGACGCACCGAATCCTCATGGACCCCATTCTCACGCGCCCACTCATACTGAAACTCAGGATCCCTGTCTGGACCCTGAAGCTTCCACTCCAAAAAAGCCTGCCACAAATCAGGCATCACTTTCTCACCCGTCTCAGGGTCAACCATCCAGCCTCGACCGCCGCCATTCTGCGCCATATGCACCTCCAGTAAATGCCGTACCCGTCCCACACTACATGCCGTGGGACGCCCTCAGGTACTTAAAAAGGGCTAGGCACGGGCGACGCGGAGCGTCGCCCTCTAGCCGCCAGCCTCAAGCAGCGAGGCCCAGGACCACAAGGACTGGGCCGAGCCTCCCAAAGCAGTAGTATAGTGTCAGCAAGGTAAGTTCCTGGTGGAAGACAGGGAACTCGAACGTATCGGGAATGGTTATCTATACATAGCCCCCTGTCTCTTATACAC